GTTGAGGTTCCCGCGAAATTAGAGGGGGGGGGTCGATAGGGGGGAGTTAAATCCAGGCGCCACGGCGCGGGAATTCGGCGCGGCGATGCCGGTTTTGGCGCGGGAATTTGGCGCGGCGGCGCGGGGATTTGTTGCCGGCGAAACCGTTTCGCCGGCGGGGTTTTGGGAATTGTTTTTGTTGTGCTGGCCAACGCCGTTGGCCGGCGCTTTTTTTTGGCGGTGTTGCGATGCGTGGACGGCCGAACAAACCGACTAGGGTCAAGGAGTTGGAGGGCAATCCCGGCAAGCGGCCGTTGGGGCGCGACGAAATCGACCCGCCGTTGGCCATGCCGGAACCGCCGGACGTGTTGGGGCCGGTGGCCTACGCCGAATGGGAGCGCGCGGGCGCGATCCTGTTCGACATTGGCATGATCACGGGCCTGGATCGCGCCGCCCTGGCGGCCTATTGCGTCGAATACGCGCGCTGGATCGAGGCGGAATCGCATCTGAAATTCGATGACGGCGATGGGTACGATAGTGCGCTCATGCAGAAATCGCCGAACGGCTACATGATGCCGTCGGGTTGGCTGGTCATTTCGCAAATGGCGCAAAAGGGTATGCACCGATGGCTATCCGAATTCGGCATGACGCCGGCGACGCGGGCGCGGATTGTCGGCACGGCGCAATTGCGCTTGCCGTTCGGCGACGGTGACGAGGCCGCCGCGAGCGAATACATAGGCCGTGGCCGGCCGAACTAGCGGCGCGCGCCAAGGGGGAAAGGGGAAGCGCCGCAAGACACCGCCGGACCCGGTCAGCAAATACGCCGCCGCCGTGGTTGCCGGGCGCGCGCCGGCGTCGGCTTGGGTTCGCCTGGCGTGCCAACGCCATCTTGACGATCTGGTGACGGGCGGCGCGCGCGGCCTGCGGTTCGACCCGGCCGCGGCCCTCTACGCGATCAACTTCTTTCCGTTGCTGCGCCACACGAAAGGCGAATGGGCGGGTCAGCCGTTCGTCTTGGAGCCTTGGCAAGAATTCATTGTCGGGTCGCTGTTTGGTTGGTTGCGCGGCGACGGCACGCGGCGCTTTCGCATCGCCTATATCGAAATCCCGCGCAAGAATGGCAAGACGACGCTGGCCGCCGGCATCGCGCTTTACATGTTGGTGGCCGACGGCGAGCCGGGCGCGGAAGTGTATTCGGCCGCGACCAAACGCGACCAGGCGAAAATCGTTTTCAATCAGGCCAAGGCCATGGCCAGGCGGCCGTTTGGAAAACGGCTGGAAATAAAACTTCACGCCATCGCGGATCACAAGACGGAATCGTTTTTCGTTCCGCTGTCGGCCGACGCCACGACCCTGGACGGCCTGAATCCCCATTGCGATATTCAGGACGAATTGCACGCGCACAAGAATCGCGACGTGGTGGACGTGCTGGAAACCGCGACGGGCGCGCGGCGCGAGCCGTTGAGTTTCGCGATCACGACGGCCGGTTTCGATCGCCATTCGATCTGTTGGGAGCGCCATCAATATTCCGAACAGGTCTTGGAGGGCCTCTATCGTAACGCCGCGGCGGACGCTTGGTTCGCCTATATCGCGACGATCGACGAAGGCGACGACTGGAAAGACCCGGCGTGTTGGGCCAAGGCAAACCCGTCATTCGGCCTGTCGGTCAAGCCGGACGATTTGCAACGCAAATGCGAAAAGGCGATCGCGTCGCCGGCGGCGCAAAACACGTTTCGCCAGAAACACTTGGACGAATGGACCGAGCAGGCGACGCGCTGGCTAGACATGGCGAAATGGGCCAAGGGAGGCGCGCCAATTTCCGAGGCCGCGTTGATCGGGCGCGACTGCTTCATAGGATTGGACCTGGCGAGCAGTTCGGACCTGTGCGCCGGGATGTTGGTGTTTCCGCCGGTCGCGGCGCGCGAGCCGTGGAAAGTGCTTTCGCGGTTCTGGTGCCCGGAAGAAAATATTCTGAAACGGTCGGAGACGGACCGGGTTCCATACACGGTATGGCGCGACCAGGGTCACTTGACAGCCACGCCGGGTGATACGACGGATTTCCGGTTTATTGAGAAGCAGATTCGCGAGGACGCCGAACGGTTCAACGTTCGCGAAGTCGCTTACGACCGCTTCTTGGCCGAACAGCTTGTACAAAACCTGATCGACGACGGCATAACGATGGTGCCGTTCGGCCAAAACATCGGCAACATCACCGGCCCGGCCAAGGCGCTGGAACGGATGTACGGGCCGAACTTCCATCACGGCGATCATCCGGTGCTGAACTGGAACGCGGCCAACGTCGCGGTCAAGCGCGACGAGAACAACAACATCAAGCCGGACAAAAAGCGGAGCCGCGAGAAGATCGACGGCATCGTGGCGGTGATCATGGCCTTGGGGCGCGCGGTTGTGCATGACGCCGGCGCGCATAAGACGATTTACGACCAAGGCGTCGAAGTGGCGTTCGTTTGAGCGAGGCGGATATGGCGAAACCTAAATTCAGCTATCCGGCCGAAGAGGCGGTTCGCGACGGGCTTGTGGTGGCCGCGCTGTTGCTGATCGGCGGCGGGCTGTGGCTTGGCGCCGGCGCGGCGGTGGCCTTGATGATCACGGGCTTGTTGCTGTTCGGGGTCGCGGTTGGCGGCGGCGGTGGCGGCGGCGGTGGCGCGCGCGCGGCGCCGCCACCCGAGGATTGAGGCGGGGGCTGAGACATGGGCTTTTTGACTGTCACCGCCGCCGACCCCGCGCCAGCGCGCGGGCCGATCGACGATTTCTGGTACGACACCAACATCGGCGGCGCGGTGGCGGGCCAGGCGATCACGCCGGCCAACGCGCTGCAAGTCGGGTCGGTCTATGCCTCGCTCCATGTGCTGGCCGACACCATCGCGCAATTGCCGCTCGACGTGCTGACCCGCGACGGCGCCGGCGACACGGTCGAGGTCGAGGGCCATCCGGTGGCGCGGATATTCAACCGGCAAGCCAATCACTGGCAAACCGGATTCGAGTTCAAGCGGCTGACCATCGCGCAGGCGGTACTGCGCGGCAACGCCTATGCGCGCATCCATCCCGGCCCCGGCGGGCCGGTGGACAGCATGGAGCCGCTGCATCCCGACCGCGTGCGCCCCGAGCGCGTCGCCAACGGCCGGATCGTTTATCGGATCAACCGCGACGCCGGCGGTATCGAGACGCTGAATCAAGACGACGTTTGGCATATCCGCAACGTGGAACTGACAACGGACGGGATTTCCGGCCTCGACACCTTGCGCCAGGCCATGCGAAGCGCTGTCGGCATGGCGGCGGCGGGCCAGGACTACGGCGCGCGGTTTTTCGAAAACGACGCGCGGCCCGGCGCGGTGATCCAGCGCGAAGGCCATTTCGAAAACGCGGAAGCGCGCCGCAAGTTTCTCGAGAGCGTGCGAACGGGGTATAGCGGCGCCAAGCGGTTTCGGGCCATGCTGCTGGAAGACGGTATGAAGTTCGACACCGTGTCGGTCAACAACGAACAAGCCCAGTTCCTGCAAACCCGCGTCCACCAGGACGTCGACGTTGCGCGGTTCCTTCGCGTCCAGCCGCACAAGATCGGCATTCTGGACCGCGCGACGTTTTCCAATATCGAGCAACAGGCGCTCGAATTCATTTCCGACACGTTGATGCCGTGGCTTGTGATGATCGAGCAATCGATCAACGCGAACCTGCTGATCGACCCTCTCTTGTTTGCAAAATTCAACGTCAACGCGCTGGCGCGCGGCGACCTGTTGAGCCGCTACAAGGCCTATGCGGTCGGGCGCAACTGGGGTTGGCTGTCGGTCAATGACGTGCTGCGCATGGAAGACATGAACGGCATCGGCGCGGAGGGCAATATCCGCCTGGTGCCGCTCAACACGGTTCCGGCGGGAACGGAATTCCCGCGCGACGGCGACAAGGCGGAAGACGCCGCGACGCCGCCGGCGAATGTCAAGGGCGGGGCGGCGCCGGGCGGACAGGGAAAGGCGAACGGTCATGCGTGAACAATTGCTAGCCGAATTGTTGGGCTCCGTTTGGTCGATCGATGCCGACGGGGCGGGCGTGTTGCGGCGCATGATGCACGCGCTGGCGGCGGGGCGACAAGAAGAGGCGAGTCTCTTGGCCGCCGGGTTGGCGGTGGATCACGGCGCCGACCGCGCGGTGGTGGCGGACGTTGGAACGGGCGCCGGTGTCGCGCAAGGCGGCGTGATGGTGATTTCGATCCGTGGCGTGATCCGTCCGCGCGCCTCGTTCCTTGAACAATTGTTCGGCATCGGCGGCGGGATCGACACGATGCAACGCCAGTTTCGCGATGCGTTGGCCAGCGAGGCGATCACCGGCATCGTGTTCGATATCGACTCGCCGGGCGGGACCGTGATCGGCGTCGCGGAGTTCGCCGAGGAAATCCGCGCCGCGCGCGGCATCAAGCCGATCGTCGCGGTGGCCAATGGCGTGGCCATGTCGGCGGCGTTCTGGCTGGCGGCGCAAGCGGACAAGTTTTTCGTGACGCCGAGCGGCGCCACCGGATCGGTCGGCGCGCTGTCCATGCACCAGGACTTTTCCGGGTTCGAGGATCAAATCGGCATCAAGACGACGTTGATCCCGTCGCGCCCGCTCAAGATCGAGGGCCACCCGTTCGCGCCGCTGGAAGACGAGGCGCGGGCGCAAATCGAGGCGCGGGTCAAGGTGTTCGACGCCATGTTCGTCAAGGCGTTGGCGGCGGGGCGCGGGGTCTCGCCCAAGGTCGCCTCGGCGGCGTTCGGCGACGGCCGCCCGGTGCTGGCCAAGGACGCGGTGGCGGCGGGTATGGCGGACGACGTTCTGAGTTTCGACGCTGCGCTGGCCAAGCTGGCCAAGCCGGCGCGCGCCCGTCGCGGCGCCATGGCGCTGGACCCCCGCCGTTTCGATTTCGCCTGACCGTTCGCTGACAACACAAACCGATCGACGCGGCCCGGCGGCGCCGGAGCGCGAGCCGTTGTCTTTGACTCAAACCCGGCAAGGAGAATTCAACATGACGTTGAAGGAATTGCGCCTCGCGCTCCATAACGCCAAGGCGAAAGGCAAGGCGCTGATCGACACCATCAAGGCGGACGGCGACCGCGCGCCGAGCGATGACGAGGTCAAGGCGCTCGACGCGATCGAGGCCAAGGTCACTGAGCTGACCGCGAAGGTGGCGGCCGCCGATCGCCTGGCGGAACTGGAACGGACCATGGCGCCCATGCCGGCGCCGCCGGAAGCCGATCCGGGAGCCGTGGCGCATCCGAATTCGCCGCGCATCGCATCGAACGAGCCGGATCCCGCGACAACGCACGGCTTCGCCGATATCGCCGAATTCGCGCATGTCGCCATGGCGGCATCGCCGGGCGCGCCGACGCGCTCCATCGACGAGAGGCTGTACGGCCCGGCCGGGGCGGCGCCGACCAACTTCCACCAGGAAGGCGGCAGCGCCGACGGCTACATGGTGCCGCCCGCGTTCCGCGACGAAATCTGGGAAGTCGTCACCGAAGAGAACCAGCTTATGGGCCTGGTCGAGGCGGAGCCGACCGAGTCCAATTCGGTCAGCCTGTTGCGCGACGAATCGACGGCGTGGGGCGCGACGGGCGTGCAAGCGAACTGGGCGGGCGAAGGCGTGCAATTGTCGGCCTCGCGTCTGGTCAGCAAGGGCATTCAGGTCCAGCTGAACAAGCTCTATGCGTTCGTTCTGGCGACCGATGAAATCCTGGAAGACGCGCCGCGACTGGCGACGCGGTTGACGCGCCAGGCGGGCCGGGCGATTTCGTGGAAGATGGACGAGACATTGTTCTATGGCACCGGCGCGGGCCAACCCTTGGGGTGGTTCAACAGCGGCGCCATGGTCAGCGTGGCCAAGGAAGGGTCACAGGTGGCCGATACGATCGTGACCGAGAACGTGGCCAAGATGTTTTCTCGGCTGCTTCCGGCCGGGCTGGGGCGCTCGGTGTGGCTGGCCAATTCCGACGTGATGCCGCAATTGCTGACCATGGTCATCGCGAACCAGCCGGTTTGGACAATGCCGGGCGCCGGCTTGAGGGAGTCGCCGGGCGGGTTCCTCATGGGCCGCCCGATCATCTTCACCGGCCACGCCAAGACGCTGGGCGACAAGGGCGATATCCAACTGATCGACCCGCTCGGCTACTACCTGATCAACAAGGCGCGCGGCACCAAGTTCGACCGCTCGATCCACCTGTTCTTCGATTACGGGGTCGAGGCGTTCCGGTGGACGTTCCGGTTCGGCGGCCTGCCGTTCCTGTCGGCGCCGGTGTCGCCGGCCAACGGGTCGAACACGCAGTCGCATTTCGTCACGCTCGACGAACGCGCCTAAGCGAAATACAGCGGCGGCCAACGGCGTTGGCCAGCCACGACGGCCGCCGGCGCGCCTTGTCAAAACAGTGGCGCGCCGGCGGCGGTTCATTCTGATCAAGGGACAAAGTCATGACCACAAATACGAATCTGTTACCGAGCCATCAAGCGGCGGTGGTCGAGGTAATCGACCCGGACGCCTACGCGGCCAGCGCCGTCAATAGCGGCTGGGTTTCGCTGATCGATTTCGCGGCGATCCAGACGATCTTGATGTTGGGCGCGATGGTCGCCACCGCCTTGGCGGACCTCAAGCTGCAACAGGCGACCGACGCGGCGGGAAGCGGCGTCAAGGACATCGCGGGCAAGGCGATCACGCAAATGACGGCGGCCGGGTCCGACGACGACAAGCAGGCGATCATCAATTGCCGCGCCGACGAGTTGGACGTGGACGGCGGTTTCACCCATGTCCGCGCGGTCATGACCTTGACCACGGCGGGGAGCGATGCCGGCGCGATCATCCTTGGCCACTATCCGCATTACGGCCCGGCCAGCGACAACGACCTGGCCAGCGTCGACGAAATCATCGCCTGATCGCGGATCGTGGCGGATCGCGGCGGGCCGGCGTTTGCCGGCCGTTTCCTTGCGCGGCTAACACATAGGTGAATCATGCAATGGGTTAAGTTTACTGAATCGGTTGTGGTCGAGGATCATACCAAGGGGACGGAACGCGAAGTGAAGTTCGACAAGGGCGACCGCGTCGAACTGGACCCGGCGAGCGCGGAACATTGGCGGGCGCGCGCCAAGTGCGTTTTCGTGGGCGAGCCGGGGTCCGAAGGCAATGGCGCCGGCGGCGCGGCGGAACAAAGCGACGCGGCGAAAATCGTGGCGGCAATCGGCAACTTGGGGCTGAACAATCCCGACCACTTCACAAAGGACGGCGTGCCGAACGCCAAGGCACTGGGAACGATTGTCGGGTTTTCCGTGACCGCTGTGCAGCGCGATGCCGCGTGGGCGAAGTACCAAACGCGGGGCGTCGCCGACGTTCTCTGAGTTCTGATCGCCGGGCACGGCGCGGCCGAACGAGTGCGCGCCGGCGGCGCGATTGGGCGCCGGCGGCGCGTCGCGCGCGGTCGGGTACTTACATCTTATAGGAGCGTGGAGCGATGGCGGCGTACAACAAGATCCAACAATTCGTCGAAGACCTGGCCGAGGGTATCCACGATCTCGATACCGACCAGCTAACGGTTGCCTTGGTAACCAATGTCAACATGCCCGTCGCGACGAACAGCTTGTTGGCCGACCTGATCGAGATTGCCTATACCAACCTGTCGGCGCGCAACATCACGCTCACGTCCTCGGCGCATACGACGGGCACGTACAAGCTGACCCTGACCGATCTTGTGCTGACGGCCGCCGGCGCGGTGGCGACGTTCCGGGGCGTGGCTGTCTACAACGACGGCACGGTCGGCAAGGCCAATCCGCTGATCGCCTGGTACGACCACGGCTCCGACGTGACCCTTGCCAACGGCGAGACATTCACCATCGATTTCGACGATACGAACGGGTTTCTCCAACTCGTTTAAGGAGGCAGAGCAATGACCAAAGCCTACAAGCCCGACGCCATGCGCGCCCGTTTCTGGGAACTGACCGACCAGAAAGACGCCCTGATCGCGGAGCTCGCGCCGGTTCGCAAGAAGCGCGACGCGCTGCGCGACAAGCTGCGCGGCCCGACCGCCAAATACAGGGCGGCGAAGGCCGCCGTCGTCGCCATCGAGCGCCCGCGCATGGGCGAGATCGACAGCGAAATGGCGATGCTGGCGCGGGCTCTCGGGAACAAGGTGGGCGAGCGTAAGGGCT